ATGTAACTATTACACTTCCTGCTGGTTTGGTTAAACTTCCTGAGAAGCCTTCAATGGAACTTGAACAAGAACTTGCACGATATGAAGCGCAAGAGATTGAGAACGCAATTCGTATTCTCAAGATGACTGATGAGGAGTTTGTAAATGCCTCAACTTTCAAGCAGGTAGCGCAGTACCTCTAATTAGAATTGGGGGAGAGAGGTAGCAATACCTAGTTCAAACCTCTCCCCCAAACTAACCTGAGCAAGTTGTAAAACTGCTCTCTATATCCCTAGTGTAACGGTAGCACCACGATCTCCAAAGTCGTTGGTCAAGGTTCAAATCCTTGGGGGTATGCTAGGACTTGACTTTTGTCAGTGCCCACGAGTATAATTAATATAAACAACAAACGAAAGAGGTAGCCCCCATGTCAGCAACAGTAGAATATCTAGAGCGCCAAGCAACTGCACTACTTGAACTCATTGAGAAAAAGGATGAGTACATCACACGCCTGCAAGATGAGGTCTCTAAGAATTCTTCATATGCATTCACCGTTAAGGCCGAACGCCAGAACCTTATTAATACAGTTAAAGAATACGTAATAGAGGCATTGCGTGATAATGATATTAGCGAGAATGTTGCACAGTCTCTTGCAGAGATTTGCGACTTCGAACTTACAAAGACAGTAACCGTCACTGCAACTGTTGACTTTGAAATCGAACTAGAGGTCCCATTCGATGTTGACGCAGACGATGTGGCCAACTCACTTGACTTCAGTGCAGACTCATTTGATTATTCAATTGATGATTTCACAGTTGATGTGCAGTCATTGCAAGCGTCAGATAATATTTCATAGGGGGCTATGAATGGACCTACCAGATGTCTAAAAACTGGGTAAGGGCCCTGAGCATGGCCATGTAAACTGCTCACTTATTTCCCCGCAAAATTTGCGACGTCCCGCCGATCTGGTTTTGTCAAATCGACACGCCGTTTATGAAGGGGTGATCTTTTACAGAATGTCCGATTTATCCCTATTTAACTATCCTGATTTGCATTTGTCGGTGGGTGTGTGTATACTTATATTATCAACAACAAAATGAAAGAGGTATCCCCTATGGCACATGAAATTGAAACTCAAAACGGCGTGGCTTCATTCGCTTCATTCCGTGAACCTGCATGGCATGGTCTCGGTACAGTCTTTACAGAAGAAAAGACAACCGCAGAAATGCTTGAGGCTGCAAACCTTAATGGTTGGAATGTTCGTCTTGAAGATATGCCTATCCCTGCTCACCTTACATCTGATAAAGAATATCAGTATGTAATTCGCACTAACCCTACCGACAATACTCAAACAGATATTCTCGGTGTAGTTGGTGAGCGTTACCATACTTTACAGAATGAAGATTTATTCTCATTTGCTGATAACATTCTCGATGGCGGTGGTCGTTGGGAGACCGCTGGCTCTCTTAAGGGTGGTCGTGTTGTATTCGGTGCGCTTGCACTAGAGCGTGAGACAGTTCTAGACCCTAGCGGTGTTGCAGATAAGGTTAAGACTTATCTTCTTATTAACACATCACATGACGGGTCTATTGCGATTCAGGCTTCAATTACTCCCGTTCGTGTTGTGTGTGCTAATACACTTAACATGGCACTAGGTCGCACAAAGAAAAAGGGTGGCGTTAAGCAGTCATTCAAGATTCGTCACACTCAAACCGCTAGCGGTAAGGTCGCAATTGCTCGTGAGACTCTCGGTCTTGCTAATGCATACATGGATTCATTCGACATCATGGCAAAGCAACTTTTTGAAACAGAAGTTAATGCTAAAATGTTTAATGATATTATTCTCGCTGCATACCCAAAGCCTGACAAGGACACAAAGGGTGCGGTAAAGAAGTGGGAAAATAAAGTTGATTCTATCAATGATATCTACACAGGGCAATTCAATGGCATGATTGCTGGCACAGGCTGGGGTGCGTTTAATGCACTTACAGAGCGCCTTGACTGGTATCGCACAGCACGAGGTGGAAACAATGAATCCATTCTCGCAAGTGCAAGTGGATTTGACCCTGCAATTAACGCAGAGAAGAATCGCTTGCTAACAGTTGTACAAAGCAAGTTGCAACTGGTATAATTAAAATATCCTGAGCACGATATAAAACTGCTTCGCAAGGTCCGTTAGAATAGTTGGTTAGTTCGCCACCCTGTCACGGTGGAGGTCACGGGTTCAAGTCCCGTACGGATCGCAATTAATAAATATGCACTGCAATGCATAAAAATGCGGGGACGTGGCCTGTGACCTAAATCACATGAGATTTCCTGTGGATAACTTTAAGAAGACTTGATATTTTTCCTGGAATTTGCTACACTTAATCTATGACCCAAACAACCTATAAACCATACACCATATCAGAACTCGTACAAGAAATCTACGAGGATAACCTATCGCATATTGAATTCATGGAAAACATGAACGGTGGAGACTGTGATTGTAATATCCATACTACTATGGCTACTATCTTAAAGTATTGGGGGGAATAATGACTACTTGGACTAAGTATAATCTTTTATGTACCTATTGCGATACCCTTTTTGAAGTGACCACTAAAGACTTTAAGAAGGCTCCAAAGTGTGTCTGCGAATACCCCGAAGAACTGATCCTTTTGGGGTGGGAAGATGCCACGGTAACTAAAGACGATGTGACGAACCTCACACTCCCACAAGTTGTAAAAATCAACACCAACCCCTATAATTAATATATACACATTAAGAAGGAGACCCTAATGCCAACATATGACATTAAAGTAATCGTAGAGTATAACTACGAGGTAGAAGCAGAGAACGCACAAGAAGCAGAAGAACTAGGCTGGCACTATGAGGACTATGCTTTCTCAGGTGAGGTTTATTCTATTGATGTAGATGAGCAACCAGAAGAGGTTGAAGAAGATGAGGACGAAGACGGGGAGACAGAAGACTAATGCATACATTACATTGGTGGGCTGTTCAAGCCGAGGACAAAGAAGACGCTTTTCACCAAGTTGTTAATCGTCTTATTAATGATGAAGGATATCAGTTTGTTGAATGGTCTGACTGGCATGTAGTAGGTGGTGGTCGCTGGTCTGACTCACAGTATGAGAACTCACATGACATGATTGTGTCTTACAAGGATGAGCCAGAACTGTTTATGCAAAGACTGCAACTGTGCAAGGACAACCGTATTGGTGAGATGAATACTTATCTTACTAAGATTAACCTAGATAGGTTCACAAGCGACATGGTTGACTATATCTCAAATAGTGGAACACCTGCTGATGAGCAAAGATTTAACATGAACTCATACTATATTAGAAAAGCAGGAGAACTATTATCAGACCATTACACATATGACTCATACTTCTATGATATGGTTGAATACACAGCCCACATGGGATACATTCAAGAGCGCCTTGACAAGCAAGAGGGTGGTCTGATACAATTTTTAGTACCGATTGATTTTCACTTCTAAGGAGATATGATGACCCCACAAGAAATGCTACGCAGTGCCATTGATAAGGCATGGCAGGAATATGTAGAGATTCACAAGGCTGAGATTGAATCAGGCTATGATGATGCAATGGATGGCTTTGAACGCAAAGAGGCTGAAGGCTACGCTATGGGGCTGGAAGCGGCTTATATGCTTGTCTTTAATGACCACTATACAACTGAGGTTGAGTTTGACCCATACGAGTACGAGGAGAGCCTAGCATGAACCAAACCGATCTACTAGCATTTGTCAAGGGGCGTATTGAAGAACTAACCCTACTGCGTGATGAGTATATCCAGGAGAACGAAGACTCCATGTCTGATTACACAGCAGGGGCTATTGATGCCTATGATATTGTCCGAATGAAGTTGACAGATTAATATCAAACCACTATACTTATAATATACCCTAGTAGAAAGAGACCCCAGTGGATAAGTTTATTGAGATGGAGTTTGAGGACTTTGTTGAGACCTACAAGCCAATCCCTAATAATATAGATACAAATGCTTCATTCGATGGTTTGATGTTTGAGACCTATGGAGCAGAGGTAGAGTTTGTCAAGAAGGCAGACCCTGCACATATCTGGACATATGGTGATGGTGATGATGGCGGTTCTTATATCTGGAATGGTTGGCATTTCATTAATAGGATTGGTTATTTTATTACTGAGGTTCCCTGTCCCGCTGATACTACCATTCAGATTTTAGTTTCTGTCCCGTGGTATTTCTGCGAGGGCTGTGATTCAGAAATGGAAGACCCTGATAATATTATTAGAGATTCTTTCCAAGACCACGATTTGGAAAAATGTCCACAATGTGCTACACTTGAAGAAATGACCCTAGTTGGATTGGAGAATCCCATGCAAGACAATGTAGAAATTGAAGTTGATGAAGATGAAGAAGAAACTGTGTTTCACAGTATTGGTGGAGAGCGAGTGTTTAAACTCTAATGGCAAAATGGTCAATTGAAGTAATACACGAGCCCACTGGCCAGTACATGAATTTTGAGGCCATCACTGACACTGAAGAGATGGACGATGTATATCGAGAAATCTTATATGACATTAGTATCGTAGCACTAGAGAGATTGGATGAAGAGTAATGGGAGCAAGAATCAATTTTGTATTCAAGGACGGCACTGACTCTTCCGTGGTCCTTTACAGTCACTGGGGCCAGACAGATTGGGAACATGACATTGCTGCAGCCCTGGAGCATTCTAAGCCACGCTGGATGGATTCATCGTATGGAGTACGTATGATGATTAGTTATCTTATTCAAGATAATATTCTGGACCAGACAGGCTTTGGTATATATGCTGTTTCTGGCAACAACTTTGACCTAGGTGAGCAGACCGTAGTTGTTGACTTTGTTAATAAAACTATTACTGATAATGTGCCTGTAGATTTTGAGGCATTCATTAATGCATATGGTAGAGTTCCTGCATAGCAGGCCATACGCCACCTAAGAGGGGTCTAGGGTGGCAGTGGGGAGGCAGGCGTGGGGTTTGCCTCCCCCTAACTTTTGCGGTACAATGGAGAAGGAAGGAGTATCATGACTAGACGAATAAGAACAAATGCAGTACATACAAAAGAATCTAAAAAAGCAGAGCAACTAGCCAAACTCCTAACCGAAGATTTTTCTATTGACTTAGAACGAGTCGGATATTATTTGGTTAGAAATATGCCAGTTATTGTGTTTCGGAGGTTTGATGTTTTAGCCTTGACTGCACAGGAAGAGTATGATAAACTAATGAGTGAGATGAAAGGTTAAGAAATGGATTTTGCAGATAAGGCTGGAGTGATTGGGCAGTTGTGGATTGAGTTCCGTAACGATGAAGATTTCTCGGCATTCATGGAATACAACGACCTCGGCTGCCCAATGGCATACATGGTAGCAGAAGGCATGATTAAAGAACTCACACCAGTTGGCGAGGGTATGGTAGAAGAAACCTTCAAAATGTTCGCTGAGTTAGTAGAAGTAACAGAGCAAGAGATTGATGAAGTGTTGCCTGATAAAACTTTAGGTGCTATCCTTTTGTTTGCACACAACAAGAAGCAAAACGCTCCAGACGAAGAGTAGTTCTCCTCGATCCCCTGGGCTTGACAAAAGCCTGGGGGTGGGTACGTCAAATCGGACATATCGGACAAACCACCCAAACCATTATTTTCTACAAACCCCATTACGAACAAACATTTATTTTCCCCATATTACGAAGATCAAATATTTTTCCCTAAACCTTATACCATATCAAACCTTGTTTGTCAAATATAATGTTTGGATGATATAATCAGGGTATGAGTAGGGATCATTTCGCTAAGTTGTACAAACAATCTTCGCATCGACACGATGCGCCTAATGACTATGATCAGTTTACTCAAGACATGGGTGCTATATGTGGTATGTTATATAGTGTGTTTACACTTAAGGCTTTCTTTCCTCCCCGCCCAAAAACGTCCGATGATCAAACTGTAAACGACATTACGAAGGACTAAAAATTTTCCCCGAACTTTTCATTTGTCAGTGGTGCCTGGTATAATCCCGCCCTTTACGAAGGGGCCCAAAAATCCCAGGGGATATCAAACAAAGTATCTCTGATCCCCTATAGTACATATACAAACCTTTTTATCTGATATAAAACAATAATATAAAACAATTTGTTTTTTATTTATTTCTTTTTATTTATTTAAAGAATTATTTATTTATCAAACAAATGTCGATAATTTGGAGCAAATTTGTCATAAAGATTTGTGTCAAATCAAAGTTGACAAACACCAATGTTTGGTATATAATGCCATGTTTGGATATGTGGAAAAGAAGGTTTGACAATTGTTTGGATATGTGGTAGGGGGTTTGGCATTACGACGCCCCTTCATGAAAATGCTCTATAAACCACTTCCCTCCATTATCCTCCACTTCTACCCTATCTAATAAAATAAACAGTAACATTTATCTGTGGATAAACCTGTGGATAACTATGTAGAAATGGTACCATATAGACTGCAGAAATGGTACCCTAGCCTGTGGATAACTCTGAATATAGGGGTACAATCTCTCTGAAAATAGGGGTATAAAATAGACACATGAAACAACATTTTGGACTTATAATCTACTTGATCAGCCTATTCACATGTGCCTATCTAGTATTTGTTATCAAACCGTAACTCTGCTATACTATAGATATGCCTAAAGTACTATGTTTTAATTGTGGATATATGTTTGAAATGCCATATGGAACTAAAGAAATAACCAAACAATGTCCAAAATGCCAGGGGGATAAAGAGTCCTCATGGGATTGATTTAATAGCCTTATTGACCATACGAATGAGTGCTTTCTTAGATATCCGTGATGCATCAAATGTCTCCGTATAGCCTCCTTGGGGCATATCTTCCTTACTTAGGAATGGTTTATGCTTCTTCTTAAGTGTTTGTATTACTAGGGATTCTACGGCTCTTGCCTTATCCCGCTCAAAAAAATGCCAATAGGAAACCAATAGCCATCCCTTGGTCTTATGGGCTGCAAACCTCTTACCTGATATATCTGAGATCCCTATCTTAACAGCCCTATGTACTGGGCTATATAGGATATATAGGATTGCTTCGTTCATAGGTCTATTATACTTGACATACCCTGCCAAATAGGGGATAATGGTTATATGAATCAAAAAGAAAAGACTGCACATTTAAAGGCACTCTGGCACCAGCGCAACAAAGAGCGTAGGCGTGTAGCCATTAGGTTGCGTAGAAGTGCCAAGCGCCAGTATGTGCAAGATCTTAAAGAGGGCAAGTCCTGCCTAGATTGTGGCATTGAATATCCACCATATGTTTACGATTTTGATCATTTGCCTAAGTTTGAAAAGTCTTTCCCACTTAGCAGCACAGGTATGAGAGATAAGACTATGGAACAAATTATTGCAGAAATAGCCAAATGTGAACTAGTCTGTGCTAACTGCCATAGGCATAGAACATTTATGAGAGCAACTAATGGCGTGTAAGCATACTTGGTATATGAGAGAAAAAGGCATTACTTGCACTAAGTGTCTCATTATTTGGGATAAGGATATGGATGAACAATCTACAGATAATTAATGAACTATTACGAAATATCTTTGTAGACCATGAAAATATCAGGAAATGGCTATATGGTCATAACACTCATTTTGGCATGTCTCCAGATGAGATGATCAAACAGGGTAGGTCAGAGGAAGTAATTAGTTATCTTGTTTGGTATATAGCAGGACCTTACTAACCGCTAGTGCCCGTGTAGGGCATGGGATGGTTTGGATGTCTCTATTTTCCGCCGAACTTTAAATACTTGACTTATTTTGCGCCGTAGGGTATACTTAGTATATGACAAAAATTACTAAAACTTTAGGATATATCAACCTATTCTTCGTACTTTACTCAGTTGTTATGGGTATCTATTCTCTTACAGAGTCTCCAATCAACTACTACAAGACTGGCTTCTGGCTTATGGTTTTGATTGCTAACCTTGGTGCCTTTATTCAGTACTTGGATACTCGTGACTAGGAAATGTTATGTATGCCGTCGCCATATTGACGACTCATCAACCTTCTATGTAGGTCCTGCTACTGGCAGGGTTGCAGCAACTGGTGTTGCTTTCTGTATGGAATGTATACCAGCACAGGATAAAGTCAATGCTAACTAGTCTTGAGATTCCTGACCCATTTGAGGTTTTTGTAGCCAACAAGTATGCAAACTTCAAAGGTATGCGCTATGACTTCTTTGGTGGTGAATGGAGTGGATCCTGTGGGGCATGTGGTGAAGAACTATATGCACCAAACAAAAAAGAATATATTAAGAATAGACTTTATCATACACGCAATGAGTGCCTTGGAGGTTACTAATGAAACTAAGATATGGCAAACTCTCTGCTAATTACTGTGTAGGTATTTATGTTAATGATTGGGGCTACCCAATTAGACATGAGTGGGAAGTTGGACTATACTTGTTTAAATGGTATGTTGGATTGGATTTAAAGTGGAACTAGGACTTTTATTAAGCAATACGCCTACGCAGTCTTATGAGGCTTACTGGGCTGATGCTGGACTTACATTGATTGCTGAGGCTATTGCTGAATTCCGTGGCAAAACCTACGGAGAATATGGCTATGGTAATCTACTTACTTCAAACTCTGGTGAGCCTGATTATGTCAATGATGTATTTGAGATGCGTTGCTATTGCTGGTGTGATGCTGGTTGGGACGAAAATCCTGATCATCCACATGCTAATGGATGTCCACCAAACTTTTTATACAAGAAAAATGGTTTAATTATTAATTGGTACAAACATGCTGGGCGTGGTGTTACTTCTAATATGGAATATCCAGGCGCTAAGAACTGGTTTAAGGCTGTCTCTACCTGTATTGAAAGCATTAAAGAGTATAGTAATCCTAGTTTAGATTGTCCTCATATGTTTGTTACCCCCGAAAATAAGGCTAAAGGAATCTGCGGTATGTGTGGAATTTCTTTTGATGAATGGAATAAATAAATGGCAGTCATAACTTACAGTTACAAACAACTCTATGATGCTTGGTACGATTTATTTGAAAAGAATAAATGGCTTATTGGTCTAGAATGTACTGGCATTTGTGAGAATGTTTTTTGCTGCCATATTGATGTTCCTGATTGGGGAGTAGTAGATACAGCACAAAGACTTTTATTCTTACTTGGGAAAGACTATCATGTTGAGAAAATTTCTGCAAACTTAGAAGATTATGAGGATGTTAAATGACACACGATGAATTGCTGGCAAAGATAGACCAAGAACTAGAAACTGATTATGCAGACCCCTGTGGCAACTTTCCTATTGGATTGAAAGCCCTTCGTGCAGTAGTGGAATTGCATAAGCCAAAAAGAATTGCAACACCCTGCCCTGATGGAAACCCAGGGTGCGCTGTCTTACATTTATCAGACAAATATTCTTGCTCTTGTGGATTTTGGAATTATCCTTGCCCAACTATTCAGGCTATTGAGAGGGAGTTGAGTTGAAAACAATTAGAATCCCACGCCCAGTTTCAATATCGTTATTGTTAGAATCTAATCCATTAGATATTTCTATAAACTATATTGAATTTGATTATAATGGCATTTCGCTTTATTGCCGTGAATGTGAGTTTTCATTTCTTATGGAAATATATAAAACATCACCAAATGAGGCAATAGAGGCTCACGATTACATTCATAATAAAATACTTGAAAAAAAGAATACACAATGGTCAGAAATAAAACAGCACGATAAAGGGTGTTGTTTGAGTTGTTATTTAGATAACGCAGAAGATATTTATGACTATGAATGCTGTTGCAGGTCAATGGCAGAGGAAGATACAGAAAATGCGGTACTTGCATTGTATGGTGCATTTCAGGCTATTGAGAAGGAGTTGAAATGACCCACGATGAATTGCTGGCAAAGATAGATGAGTCAGAAGAAAACCCTGATTTTATGGGTGGCAGTTTCAAAAATGCTGATGCCCTTCGTGCAGTAGTGGAATTGCATAAGTCTTCAAAGGATAAATGTTGGGAATGTTCTTTTCCATTAGATTCAATATATGTGCCTTATCCCTGCCCAACTATTCAGGCTATTGAAAAGGGGTTGTCTTGAAACAATACCGTAAAAAACCAGTAGTAGTTGAAGCAATTCAATTAAAAATGGAAAATATTGAAGCACTCCAAAATCTTGCTGATCAAGGTTTGCTAGGAACTTTAACCTATGAATCAGAGCCTTCTGACTACCACAGAGGGCGTTTATGGGCTGAGATTGAGACTCTTGAAGGTAAGATGCTTGCTAGAGAAGGCGATTGGATTATTAAAGGAATTAGAGGCGAATTCTATTCATGTAGAGTAGATATTTTTGAAGAAACTTACGAGGCTTTATGATTCGCAATGTAGGCGGTTGCAATTGCAAGGATTGCAACAATGGCAGATTTCCTGACCGCAGTTGGTGGAAACGCATTTGGAAAAGGGAAGTTGATGAGGAAATTCAGGCTATTGAAAAGGAGTTAGGATGAAAAGTAAATCACAGATGAGACGAATTAATAAGACTGCTGAGTTTGATCCATTAAGAAGTACTAATGTATTTCTTGAGCATACTGAGAACTGGATTTATTGTCATGATATGCAAACTTGCTATGGTGATTTTTGTACCCTGCACAATCGCTCAGATCACCCTATGAGGCACTTGCCACAACACTTTAGATTTGATAGAATGATTATGGAAAGAATTTGTGAGCATGGGACAGGACACCCTGACCCAGATGAATTTAGGATTAGGAATGGAGAAGATGATGGAGTCCATGGATGCTGCGGATGTTGTCGTGGAATTACCTTCCAAGTGGAATAGTCTTGCCTCTTGCGGTAAAGGCTGGTATTGGATTCTTGATGAGTTAGATGAGAAACTAACTTATTTAGATCCTAACTACAAGATTGCTCAAATCAAAGAAAAATTTGGTGGTTTAAGGTTTTACTTTGATACTGAAAATGTTGGGGTAGCAAGAAATATCATGTATGATTGCCAAGCAGATGCTTACTACAAGGCTTCTGAAACATGTGAAACCTGTGGAAAAGGATCTTTTCGTGGCAGAGAATATCATGACATTACAGTAAAACTTCGTGATGATGGTTGGTATAGAACACTTTGTGATCCTTGTGATGAAATAAGAAAGGCAAGGCGTGAACGAATTACCCAAGAACTTATTTGACAATATAACTCAAAAAGGATATGATTGGGGTATAGTATGTGTAGAACATATGAAACATATACCTTGCAGGACTTGTTTATATCAATCCCCTGCAACAATTCCATATTCAGAACAAGATGAAGATATTAAAATGGTTAGAGATTATCATAGGAGTAAATAATGGAAGACGAATGGTTTGAATCAAGTGAGTCTTATGACTCTCTAGTTGCATCTGCTGGAACTATTATTAAGGACTGGAACATTGGTGATTGGCAGGGTGATTATGTTTACCTGCTAAAAAATGGCGATAAGTTTGGGTTTACTGTAGTTGGATATGGATCATGTTCTTATTGTGATGCCCTGCAAAGTTGCGATAGCCAAGCAGAAGTTGATGAACTAAAGGAATCAATTGTTAAAGATATTTTCTGGGGGACTGCAGAAGAAGTAGAAGCCTATGCTATAAAAGAAGACGCTAATCGTTGGTATTACCATGAGCATGAATGGAAGACTATTAAGCGAGAACTAAAAGCGGAATTGAGAAAGGCTTAAGATGATTATTAATCTACTATTAGGATTAGCAGTGCTTACAGTTATTGCTTTTTTGGTTTATATATCAGAAACCTTTGATTGGGGTGAAGATGCTATTGCTGTCTTGCTTTTAATTGGACTTGCTTATTTTATTGGATGGTTATTGAGGTGGCTATTTTGAACGAAACAATTACTACAATTGCAGTATTAGTATTTATTTATTTTATGAGTAGGTTAAATAGATGAGCGATAAAGTGGAACAAGCATTAAGAATGCTTTCTGGACCATGCCCTCATAATAGACCAGACAGCGAAGCACCAAGAACTAAGCCTAATTGTTTACAGTGTTTATCTGAGACTGCTAGAGAGGTTGTTGCTAGAGAAATTGAAACAAAAATGGTTTGTCATTGTTCATCAATTGAATTCTTTGATGATTGGTGTGTGCACAAAGAGGCTGCTGCAATTGCTAGGGGAAGTAAATGAATGAATCAGTTCAATACTTAGATGATTTAGCAAACCATTTTGCTCATCGTGACTGGGACTATACTAGAAATCATAATATCAAGCATATTAGATATAAAGATGAAGAAAGAGATACCCTTAAATATAGAGTTGGTCGTAGCCTTCGTTGGATGTTTAAGAAAACTTCTTATATCCCGTCATCTTTTAAGTGGAAATTAATTCTTGCATTTTATGCTTTAAAAAAACAAGATCACCTTCCAGACGGTCATTTAGATGGCGGTAATGTAATTACACACTGGGAAGAAACTGGAGAATATTTACAAATGGTTCAACCAAGTGTTGGAGCATTGCTAGTAAACTTTCTCAAAGAAGATCCAGATCATAAACATGCAAAATTAATCATTGCTGAATTAGATAGAATATCAAACCGATATAGCGAAAGAATTAAAAAAGGAGAAACAGATGAATAAAGTAACAGATAAACTAATTAATTGGGCTTCTATTGTAGAAGATGAGGCTTTGAATCAGGCTAAGAATACTTCTTCTATGCCTTTTGTATACCCCCATCTTGCATTGATGCCTGATGTTCACTTTGGTCGTGGCTCTACAGTAGGCTCTGTAGTCCCTACAAAGGGTGCTATCATGCCTGCATGTGTTGGAGTAGACATTGGCTGTGGAATGATGGCTGTAAAGACTTCACACAAGATTGAGAATCTTCCTGAATTAAACAAGCAGGGTATTCGTGAATCAATTCAATCACAAATTCCATTGTCTGCTGGTAAGTATAATAATCGTATTAAGGATGATGCACAAGATGAAGTAGCAATGCTTCAAGTGTATGCTCGTGATGCAGGATTTAACCCAGATGAATTAGATAAGAATTGGCGTGTGCAACTTGGATCACTTGGTTCTGGAAACCACTTTATTGAAGTAACAGTGGATGAAGATGGATATGTTTGGCTATTCCTTCACTCTGGTTCTCGTGGTATTGGAAACAAAATTGCATCTAAGCATATTAAGGTTGCACAGAACTATTGTTCCGATATCGGTACTATACTTCCTGATTCAGATTTGGCATACCTTGTTGAAGGCACCCCAGAGTTTAATGAGTATATTGCTCAGATGAACTGGGCACAAATATTTGCAATGATGAATCGTGAAGTAATGATGAAGCGTGTTAAGGCTGCATTTAAGTATCATGCTGGAGAGTTTGATGTACTTGAAGAGGTTAACTGTCATCATAACTTTACTCAGCAAGAAGAGCACTTTGGTGAAAAACTTTGGATTACTCGTAAGGGTGCTATCTCTGCTAAGGCTGGACAACTTGGTTTGATCCCTGGCTCAATGGGTGATTTGTCATATGTTGTTGAAGGACTTGGAAACCCAATGTCTTTTAATTCTGCTCCACATGGTGCAGGTCGTCAGCATTCTCGTGGTTCTGCTCGTAAGACATTTACGATGGAAGACCTTGAGGAAAAAATGCAGGGTATTGAATGGTCACATTCTTCAGCATTCCTTGATGAACATCCTGGAGCATACAAGCCTATTGACACAGTAATGCAAGATGCTGTAGAATTAGTTAAAGTAAAGCACACATTCAAACAAATTATTAACGTAAAGGGAGATTAAATGTTTAAGACAGGTATTTTGGCAGTTTTATTTATTGCTGCAGTTATTTCATTAGTAGTAGCACTTAAAACTAAGACAACTAAGAAAGAAACAGAGTATGGGGATCAAATTAACCCAAAGCGAATTGCTTGGGTAACTACATCTGTATTGATTGCAATTGCTTTCATTGCAACATTCTTTTCAACATTTACAATCGTGAAAGCAACAGAGGTTGCAGTACCAGTAGCATTTGGTCAGGTATCTGATCCTTTACGCTCAGGAGTTCATTTTGTTGCACCTTGGGTAACAGTTGAAACATATCCTACTCGTCCAGTTACAATTGAACTATCAGGTAATGATAAGATTCTTGCTCGTACCGCTGATGCAGGACAGATGACTGTTGAGATTGCTGCTCGTTGGCGTGTAGAGTCTTCTAAGGCAAAGCAGTTGTACCTTCAAGTTCGTACTGGTGATGATGACCGTATTAGCCAAGATATTGTAGTCAAGAATCTACGACAGGCTGTAGGGCAGGTTTATTCTCTTACAGGAAACCTAGATGCTCTTAATGATCGTGTTAAGACTACAGAAGCAATTAAGTTGCAACTTGACCAGCAGTTGATTAAGTATGGAATTACAATTGAAGATATTAATCTTCGTTCTGTAGAGCCCGATGAGAAGACAGCAGCAACAATCTCACAGTATGCTTCACAGCAACAGGCAACCCGCATTGCAGAAGAAGCAAAGAAAACTGCTACTATTGAAGCAGAGCGTCGTGTTATTGAAGCACAGGGTCTAAAGCGCTCTGCTGCTGCTGCTGGTGGCATGACAGCCTCAGAGATGCAGTCTGTATGTATGCAGGTATGGCAGCAGGTAGTTACAAAGGGTATTGAAAAGGGCGTAACAGTCTATACAACACCTTGCGGTAACTCAGCAACTACAGTGATTGCGAAGTAATATGTACTCACCAATTATTGTATTTAATCCATCAGGACTGACTGAAGATCAAGTTAAGCAAGTTAAAGATGCACTTGATTCTGCTTATCGTGCAGGGTATGAAACTGCTAAAGAGTTTTATAAGTTTAAACTAGATACAACTACAACTAAAAGCCCTGATACAGGATTAACTATTGGTTGGCCAAATGGTGGGTACAGTATTACGAATACTGAATGTTCTCATGGAGTTGAAAAGGGTACATACCCAACTGCGGGTATGACTTTTGCAGACACTGAGGGTACATTTGCAGATACCAAGAATGCTTATTGTGGTCATATGTTTGTTACACCTGAAAATAAGGCTAAGGGAATCTGTGGATTATGTGGCATATCATTTGATGAATGGCATGGATGATGGCATCATATCAAACTGATTCTGGACGAATTTTTGGACAACTTAATAAAGATCTAGATGATTTGATAACTAAGATTGGTGAAAATAATACAGTTATTGTTAAAGCACCAAAAAAGAAGCGTTCTAAAATATATAGGTGGATAACAGGAGCAAAAAATGTGGAAAATAATTAAAAGATATATTGATCGTGTTCCAGACGAAGTTTATATTTTTGGAATCTTTTTTGTACCGCTTATAGCAATTTTTATAATTGCTAATGCATGTGATTCAGAAAAAAATACAGACCCTAAAAAGGGCATTGTTTGGGTTGGCAATTCTATTACTAAAAGATGCGATGGCACTACATTAATCTATAATGGCGAGGGAACCTCAGCAATTTTAAACAGTACAGAGTGTATGTAATGGATAAGATTGAGTGGCCTGAAGATCAATTAGATTATTCAGATAATTTTACTATTAAAGTAACTAAGGTTAACTATGGTGGATTTTTTAACCATTGGGAAGCCAATATAGAATTTTCTGATACTAATGAGTATTATTGTGAAGTTACCGCTCCAACTATGGGAGGGGCTATTGACGAAGTAATCAATTACCTGTATGATAGTAAGTACGAGTGGACAAAGGATGATGCAAATGGTGCACCTAACTAAAATCTATACTAAGACTGGTGATAAAGGCACTACATCTACCGCAGACAATATGCGTGTAGAAAAGTTTAGCCCACAGATTATTGCAATTGGGTCAATTGATGAGGCTAACTCTGCTATTGGGTTGATGACTCCTAATCCTATTCTTGATAAAATTCAGAATGATTTATTTGATCTTGGTGCAGATGTTGCTGGTTCCGATACTGTGAAAATTAAACATAACCACATTACATACTTAGAAAAGATGATTGATGGCTATGTCGTAACACAAGAACCTCTATATTCTTTTGTATTACCTACTGGTCCCTTGCATTTTGCAAGAAGCCTAGTTCGCAGAGCAGAAAGAGATTTGTGGTATGTAATTGAGATTGAAGAAATGTTAGATATTACTATTAATCCATTAACTGCTACTTATTTAAATAGGCTTTCTGATTTGCTATTTGTCATGGCTAGGGACTATAATAAGGGTAACGAAAAACTTTGGAAACCAATGGGGGAATAGATGGCAGATCCAAACCAAACACCAGGACCAGAAAGGTTTCACTGGGCATGTCCATGTGCAGGTTGCAGTAAGTCTGTTAAGTATGAACGAGAACAACTGATATACTTAATTAATGAGCATAAGAAAGAATATCTTGAGTACAGAGGTAGTTCTTTTGATAAAAAAGGCAACCTTTTATGGGCTAAAGATGATGCGATGGCTTATGTTGAAGGCCTGGATAAAGTTGTTTTATTAATAACAGAAAGAATGCCAAAACCAAAGGTGAGAAAATGATTTGTGATAAATGCGGTATGGACAAAGAAGATATTGAGTACTGGGATAACCACCAGACCATGAGTGATTACAGGGTGTGGTGTGCCAAAAGATCCTAAGATTATGTCTATGGACTGGCGTAGCCTTGGCTATTGGCCTGTATGGAAAGATGGCAAAAAGGTTTGGGTTCCTAAAGATAAGGTAGAGGAAAATGATTGATTGGTTAGTTAGAAAATTATTTTGGTGGTCTCCACTAAGAGATGCCATTATGGATGAGGTTCATCTATACGATATGATTGAAGAGCGCCTAAAGGATACAACTCCTGGCTCTCTGTTCTGGAACGATGGAGATGGATGGAGATCGTGGTCATTTAGTTCAGAGAGAAATAAATATTATTTTAATGATGTACCAGAAAATGATCTTGGAAATGCAATGAGATATAGTTTTGAGTCTGTCGGTCCTGAGTTTGATATGGATGAAGTATGGTAGAGCCAGAAGATAGACCGTCAAAATGGTATAATAGGATTATGGACAATAAAGAAGAAAAATGCTTCTACTGTAATGCTAGAGCAACTTACAATGATCTTGCCGATGAGGGCACCCATTTTATTGTCACTGGTGTTTGCTCCAAGCATGTAAGAAATTATGTAGAAGGCTCATGAGCCAAAAGCGCCAATCTAAAAATCTAAAAAGAAAAAAGTCTAAGCCACAACTGTCTAAATTTGAGCGTAGGCAAGAAAAGATTAGGGCTAAGATTATTAATGATGGACTAAGGCCTATTCGTACAAGTCTTCTAGACAATCTGGACAGAAGTATTCTGGCATCTCAGCAGTCTTCCGATGGCCTCCATAAGGCTGCATCCCATCCCACTGAGCCTGAATAAAGTCACTGCTCATATAGCCGTAAACATAGGCTTTTTTATTATCATGTTCGCATTCCATTTGACAATCATACCATAGTCTGGTATCATTAATACATGACAAAAATTACTTATAAGTGCCAAGAATGTTCTACTGCTATTACAATTGAGACAGAAGTTCATGATCTTCCTGAATCTATTATCTGTCCATGTGGCCAGACCATGCCAGAATTAATCTAAACCAACTTTACAACATCACTTGAATGGAGTATACTTAATATATGATTGATGCACTTTTTCTTATCCCCGCCTTTGCTGCAGGGTTTTATGTATGCTATGTAACAATGACTTACGGGGTAGATCAGGAGGAAAACAATGAAGTACGAGATTGATTTGGGTCGTGATAAAGTTGTTGAAGTTCCAGATTATATTCAAGATAAAATTGTTAGAGATTATCTAACTCGCAGATATCACTGGGTGATTGGTATGTCAATGTTTATTATTGGTTTACTAATCGGCTTATTGGCTAAATAGTTTTAGCCCAAATAGCCCAGCGGTAGAGGCAGTAGATTTAAAATTTACACAGCGTGGGTTCGAATCCCACTTTGGGTACTGTATAATTAAATAACCACCCTAACGACTAGTGCGTTAGGTATTTAGGGTCTAAGTGTTACGGAAGCACTACCGTCTCCAAAGCGGTAAGCCTAGGTTCGACTCCTAGAGACTCTGCAGTGTAGTGACTATACACTCGCTACCATTAGTGTCATAATGGTGTAGGAACTGGACGAAAGCCAGCAAACGCCACTAACCTTGGCGCAGTGCCTAGATTGGCCATGGTTGCTACTACTCGTAGGATTTCTAGTGTAGAGTCGGTAGGGGCGGATTAGTCATCTGCTGCTTACATGCTTCATTGGCCCAATTGGTAGAGGCACATGACTTAGGATCATGATGTTGTAAGTTCGAGTCTTACATGAAGCACGAAGGCGTATCCGATGGAAGGCTAGATAGCGTCTAGTACAGTCGTGGTAGGGCCCAACAGCAACCCAGTCCCTGAGTGCACACTACACTGGACCTGTTGGCAGTAGGATACGCCCTCATGGAAGATTGGCTGAGTGGTCTAAAGCAATCGGTTGCTAACTGATCGTAGGGTAAAACTTACCATAGGTTCGAATCCTATATCTTCCGCTCTTCCGTCATATGTTCCAAGGTGGGACAGGGGACTGTAAATCCCCCGCTTATGGCATGCTTGGTTCGATTCCAAGATGGCGGACAAAGTAGTAGATTACCATGGATGAGTCTACACTTTAAGCCCTGCCTGAGTATGCAGATGTAAAAAAGGCTCATGATTCTCCTTCGTCCAATGGCAGGACTCTGGTTTTTGGCACCAGCAATCTAGGTTCGAGTCCTAGGGGAGAAGCAATTGACAATTGAATAGCGATGGGATATACTTAGTATATAAGCAACAGTAGCCAAGTTGGTCAAGGCCCCGAACTCATAATTCGGTTATCGTAGGTTCAAGTCCTACCTGTTGTACTAAGTCTCCGTAACTCAGCGGAAGAGTGACACCCTTCTAAGGTGTAGGCCATAGGTTCGAATCCTATCGGGGACGCAAAACAACTTAATATGCTATACTTTTAATGCAGTGGGGATTAACTCAGTTGGTAGAGTGGCGAACTGTTAATTCGCAAGTCGCAGGATCGAGGCCTGCATCCCCAGCAATGGCTCCATCGTCTATCGGTTAGGACTTCAGATTTTCAATCTGGCAAGACGGGTTCGATTCCCGTTGGGGCTACCAGTTATCCTACTTGGTAGGGTGTTTTGGCTCGTATGGGGCCACCAAAGCCTTTATTGTGCCATCTTTACGGACCTTTACAATCCACCCATTCTTGATCTGTGTATCATTAAAGGCTCCAGCCTTTTTCTTTGGCATTTTATTCCCCTAATCTAACTGTATTGCGTGTTGCTCTCATGTCTCTAAAGTTAAAGAATGATTCTGGCTTTGCTGGTTCTTGTGGTTGTTCTTGTGGTGTCTCATCAGACTTACCTAGTGAAGCATCGTATGCTGCCATTTCTCTTTCTCCATCCATTCCGCCACATTGTGGGCATTGAGAACATGTTAATTCATTTGCTGTACAGTAATCACACTCACAACCTTCATATGTTTGTGTTGGCATGATTGGATTTTCTGGCATTGGTGCATCTGCTTTTACTGTCCAAATATCTACAACTCTTTTATCTTTGATTCCTGATCCTATTTGTCTTCCAAAGTTCATCATGTATTGTGGCTTCTTCATTCCTGCACCTGGGTTAATGTTAGATGATGGAGTTGCTGGAGTTGGATCAGTAACAACTGCGTTATAAGCAACATCCATTGGAGTTTCTGACTTACTTGCATCTGGTACATTTGCATATAGTGCTCTTACTTGTGCACCTGCTTCTGCTTCTGTGCCGTGGCATCCTGCGACATGTCCTTCATCGCTTACTACTGGATATCCAGAGCAACCGTTAGAACCCTTTTCGCCAATATGGTATGGCATTAGTCCATCTCATTTTCTTTTAGTGATGCAGATAGCATCCAGTGCCATCTTTGATGTTGGTCCATACGCTCTGCAAAGAAGTTTGCAAGTGCATGCTGTCTTCCTGCTGTAGCCATATCAACTGCATCCATAAGTTTTGCAAGAACCATATCATTTGCCATAAGTAAATCAGCACACATCATCTTTGGATCAGAAGATATTTCTGGCTCTCCTACTTCATTAAGTTCAATAAATCTAGATAACTTAAATGGTGCATATGCATCTAACTTACGAAGCCATTCTGCATAGGTATCTGTTGCTGACTCATAATCTGCATAAATATCCCCGAAAAAGTCGTGGAATTGTGGAAAATCATCACCCTCTACATTCCAGTGATAGCCGTGGGCCTTTAACTTCAAGGTAATGTTGTCCGCAAGAAGGACTTTTAGTAGGTTAATAAGATCGTTCATACCATTTATTATACCAGACTATAATCTTTCAATACTAATAAAGTTATTGTTAAAACTTCCACCAATAACCAAGGTTATTCTCCAAGCAATAGTGTTGCTTAGGTCTCTCAAAACCCATGTATCTGTGGCACCAGCAACTGTAAACTGGTAACTAGGTACAAGATATGTTGGTGTTGTTGTTATTGTGATAAAATTTCCTTCTGTAATTGTAGTCCCACTTACCCCATTTTGTGAATAAATACCACTACCATATACACTATAAGTTCCTGTAATTGTGGATAGTTGTAGGCTGCGATTGCCAGATGCTGGAATTCTTGCCTTTAAGTTACCCAATGTTACATCAACACCAGCATTAACAAATCCACTTGCTTTCAATAATAATTCATCAAGGGTTTGATTTTTCCATAATCCTGAAGCGGTATCGTAAGCAAGTATTTCATTATCCGCTATAGATGACTCAAGTGATACTGTATGTAGTTCATCTAGTTCAAAACCATTTTGTACTTTAACAAATATCTCACCATTAACTTGTTGTCCTCTTGTAACAACTCCAAGAAATACTAAATGTGCTGGAGCCTTTGGTTTATTTGCAAGACCAAAGATATAAGCACCATCTACTCCAAGCCAAACTGGATCTCCAGTATTTGCGGTAGAGGTATCAATGCCATCTACTAAACCTTCTGTGACAACATATACAAAACCATTCTTTGCAACTGATGCTTCAACTAATCCCATAGTCTTTGATGATGTTGCCTCAGATGCATTGGATGCAATGTTTACTGGGATGTTTGTTGAACTATTTCCATTGCCATTAAGAACTGTGTATACTGGTGTTCCTACAGGAATAGTTGGATCTCCAATATACTTTACTTCATGCTTTACTGTACTTGTATAGTTTTGGATCCATTCAGTATTGTAATCTGTACCGTCGACTTTTGCAAGAATATCTCCAGCGTCTCCACCTGGTGGAACGCCAACACCATTTTCTCCATCGGCACCTGCAGGGCCAGTTGGCCCCATTGGGCCTGGTGCACCATTTGCGTCAGGGCTAGTGAAGCGTGACATTATGGCTCAAGTCCAGTCTGTAGCACTGCTACATTTGCTCCATTTACATCTGAGATTGCATATAGTGCATCTTTACCAGGTAGTTCAATTGCCCATCCATTATTAGGAGAAATGCGATAACCATAATTTGTTGTAGTAACGCCTTCTCCTCCAACAAATACATAAGCATCTGTATTAACATTTTGAAGAGTGATATCCATTCCAGAGTGAAGTCCTGGTGGTGTTAGGCGTGTAGCCTCTGTATTACTTAATTGTGTTAGGGCATGAGTCGTCATACTATGTATTATATCATCGGTTTAGAAACTGGGTCCAATCTGTCCCAATAACCATTAACATTACCCTGATAAACCTGACCAGTCTCTCTATCAATTAATAGCCATTTTGTTGGTGACTTTGTATGAATAAGAAGGTCTACAGCGCTATCCTCTTCTTTATACTCATGGCTTTTTCTTGTCATATTTTAATTATACCAGAAAGAGCAGTTTAAAGTCATGCTCAGGACTCCATCCAAGGGGTAGCGACCCTTTTACTACACTGCCCAGGTGTCTGGGTGTATAGATTTTTATTATACTACTGAATTTGGATGGTCTTCGGTTTCTTTTCTTCTGGGATGCGCTTTTCAAGTGTGATCTCTAGGATACCGTTTGAAAAAATTGCTGTTTCAACTTCCATATATTCTGGCAAGTTAAATACAGTTGAGAACTTTCTTGCTGCGATTCCCTTGTGCAAATAGGTTACATACTGATCTTCTTCAACCTCAGATCTTTGTCCACTAATTTTTAGTTGACCATTTTCTACTGTGATTGATACTTCGTCCTTATCAAATCCTGCTAGAGCAAACTCCAAAATAAACAAACTATCCTCAACCTTAATTACATTATAAGGTGGATAATTATTTTGTGTTGTTGTTCTGATTGTTTGATTGAACCTATTAAAGAATGGGTCGTCTAAAAGACCCAGCATTGTTTCTACCATTTTATTCCCCTTTCAAGCGAATAAGTTATACCCCCCTAATGGGCAGGTAACAATATTATAACATAGAAAAACAGACTAGTCAAATACCCTAGCCTGCTAATCTATATAGTTTTACTTCTTTGGCGTATTCTTTTTTGCTACAGCCTTCTTCGCTGGAGCCTTCTTTGCAGGTGCCTTTACTGGCTTTACATTCTTGAGTGCTAACTCAACTTCTGCCACCTCTGGCATGCGACCAAATGCCTTATCATTAGGGTTAGCATATCGAATCACTACTGGAACAATTGCTCCTGCGAGAGAGTATGCAAGATCCTTTGGATCTGTTACCCCTGCCATGTATAGTGTTGTTGCAGCAGCAAGAACTGATCGTCCGTATGATGCAACAATTGCCTTTAGTTGTGTACTGTCCATTTTTCCTCCTAGGATTTTAGTGTTGCTCTTCTTTAGGAAGCAACTCTTTTAACTTTTCGTACTCTTCAACTATTTTCTTTAAAGAGAAATAGTTTGGTTGCATTGACATTATATCACCGTACTCTTTAAAATAGTTGATTTCTGGCTCAACTGAAGATATAAAATCTTTTAATCCAGCCTGAAATTCTTCAATGTATTGAAATGCCCAGTCACGGGATTCCGAAATAAAGCGCAAGAACCCTTCACTGTTTTCAATTGGTGGAGATGTGTCTAAAGCCTTTTTTACTCCTTGTTCAAGAAGTGCTACACGAAGCGAAAACTCTGCGACATCGTTTCTTAATGTGATTAGTCTAAGTCCCATTATTGCAGACAGCATTACAAAAAAAGCAAGTAGCACACTTAATGTTATTGTTAGTATCACTTTATTACCTCCATATTATTCTTTTCCGCCTTCTCTTACTAGCAGAACGATTGCTCCATTATCCTCTAAAGCCTTTTTTGCACGAACCATATATTCAACAGCACGAAGTTTATCTTCTCCAGTTAGTCTCATAAAGTGAGGCTCACTTGCCCTTAAAGTTATAAAGTGTTCATTATCAATAACTTCAAGCACAAATCCTTGTGGGCAAAAATGCTTGATTGAGTGGAAGGCTGAACTCATTTGTGGTGTATACATTATTCCTCTCTTCTCCAATGAATAAAAGACTTAATATAAACCAATGAGTATGCCGTAGCCATAGCAATAAAACCATATTGATCTGTAGCAATAGCATAAGCAATCCAAATACATTCATTAAGCAATAGAACTGCCCACCCCCATATAGTCTTACGACCAACAAGGAATATGCCAGTTACACCAATTGCTGCTAATATCCATGACCACATACTATTGCTCCATTGTTAGGTACTGCCAGGTTGTAGCCCAGTCAGCCTTTGTCTTATGCCTACTAAATTCTTTAGAGATTCCGCCACCTTCTAGGTAGACTCCTCCCCAAATTCCCCACTCTTTTTGAGATACACCAACTGCAAAACAGGTCTTTGCTACTGGACATTCAGAGCAAAACTTATCTATTGCTGGTCTAAGTAACTCATCCTCTTCATACTTATCAAAGAATAGATTTGTGTCATAATCTAAACACAAAGCATCATCTTTCCAATCATGCTTCATGAACTACCTCACAAACTTATCTGGAATCTCCCACCCAGAATTTGTAGGTTCAAAGTGCTTTTGCATCTGCCACTTTCCATTAACTAATGCCCCAAACTTGGATGTACGGGCCTTATCAGATGGATACGAATGAACCACTGTCCAACCATTCCAACTCAAAGCCTTATTGTTTGAAACAATCTCTTCCATCTTTTCAAGTGATGTTACGACCATTTTATACCCCTTAGTATTTGAATATTCCCACTTCGACATTGTTGTCTTGTGCTTCTAAAACTAGTTTAGATGACTGCTCATTTGGGGTTGCCAAGTAAACGATGTATCTAAACGACTGAATGTTTTCGCTGATCCATGATGGAGCAACCTTATAAAACTTAATCCTTTTTCCACGAGCCTTCATGCCACGCTCTGATAAATTTGTAAACTCAGAAACCATGTCATTGATATTGCCTGGCCCAGCAGAATAGATTTCAAACTCTGGATCATCCTCCTGAAGCATTGACATTGCAACTGCCATGCTACGAAGGAATACCTTGTAGTCTGAAAAGTTATTCGTTCCCTGCACTGCCACTATCATTTGGCAACCCTTCTCTTAGTTTGTCTATGACAAAAATCATCTTGTCTAATTGTACCTTATTAAGCCCCATGATGTCAACTACCTCAGCAGAATCTCTGTCTATATCGTAGCCATTCATCTGAGACCTAAAGAATGTATTGTCCTTAATCCAGTATGCAAAACCATCTAAAATAATAACTCTTAAATTTGTTCTTTGCTCATGCAAAAATGACTGAGTTATTTTTTCATCTGAAATAAACAAGTCATCTGGAAGAAGTGGCTTAATAAGTTCATGCAAAGAACTTTGACTAAATCTATATCTAATAGGTTTATTTGCAACATGATATATTTTTTCAAAATACCTTGTAGCAGCATAAATAACTGTTGCAGTTATAAGTGAACCTAAGATAAAATCCATTGCAAATTCCTACTTATTAGAGTCCATGATTATTCGTATAATCTCTTTTAGAGTATACTGTTTATCCTTATCAAGTTTTGCAACCTGCTCTGGATCTAGGGCTTTTGCAGTTAGTGTTACTTGAGGATTGCTGTCTGTGATATACATATCCAAAAATCCATTAGCCCACAACTCAGATACCTCTGAGTATAAGTAGGTTGAGAATTCATTGTGTAGTTGTGGATTAACATCTTTTAACTTTTCAGTAAAGTTATAGAGCATCTCTCCGCTATCTACATCTAGACCAGCAAACTCCAGTGCACCACTTAGAATCAAATCTTCAAAGATCTTATCGTCATCCATTTAATCTCCAAACCATAGTAGTAGGACCCTGATCTACAAGTTTAAATAAGTGATCTTCATATTGATCACGAAGGTCTTCATATAATTCAGGACTTACCTGCTTAAGTTTGTCTGTAATTTTGTACAACATATGTCCGTCTTGGTCAATGTCAAACATCTCTACAGCACCCTGATTGATTAAATGCTCAATCATTGCATCTGTTTTTGGATTCATTACTCTCCGATAAAGTTTAAAAAGTCTTCTCTTGTTTTAGCGCCATTCATTCGTTTGACTTCTTCCCCATCCTTAATAAGGATATATGTTGGGATAGATTTAATGCCAAACTTTTGAACCAAATCTGATTCTGAGTCAGCGTCTACAAACATGAAGTCAATGACTCCATCACGCTTTAACTCTTCTGCAATTGGCTTGGTACGCTGGCAGGGGTTGCACCATTCAGCAGTAAAATAAAGAACATGGCTCATTTGCCAGACTTCTTTCTAGCCTTAGCCAATGCCTCAAAGTCCTTAACCTTGGTATCTCCTAAGTATCCCCAGGCATACCCGTCATTGATCATCATATCATTAAGGGAAATAGTATTGCCGTCTACATATACCCAGCCCAAGATGCGACCATACTTTTCAGATGAGTCCATCTTCTCAGTTTTAATTACAACAGACTTAGCATCCTTTAAATTCTTTTTAAGGTATTCCTTTGCTTCAAGTCCAAGAACTTTCTCAGCCTTATCAGATGTGCGTGACTCAGGGGTATCAATACCTGCAAGTCTTACACGGGATGCAAATAGGATATCAAAACCTAAATCAATAAGAACATCGATGGTATCTCCATCAACAACATTCTCTACTTTTCTAACATAGTACTCATACATAATCTTCATCCTTTATTTTATCTTGAACCAACTTATCTCTTTCATCAAGAATCGTAATAGCAAACTTCATCATATTCTTGTATCCATTTGCATCATCCATAATTTTATTATAGTGGTGACCACAAAACATCAGGTCTCCGTTTAATCCAGTAACTTGAACAAGTGCTTCCGCTCCACATGAATCACAACGATCTTTAGGACCAAGTTGATATGCTGCTGTGTTACGAACCTTTGCCATAGTACTCATAGTATACTCTACTTCTTTCTATTATCTGTGCTATAAAAGCCACTGCCGTTGAAAATTGCTCCTACATTAGAGTATACACGAGTTAGTGGTGAATTGCAAGTTTCGCATGAGTATCCTGGATCATCTTCTGCCATTGGGCGTTTAATTGGAACAATCCCTTCGCATCCACCAGTACACTCATATTCATATAGCGCCATTGTTTACTTTTTCTTTTCTTTTAGCATCCATACTGGTGAGTTTGGGAATTGCTTACCCAACTCATAACCTAGAATCTTGGCAACAAATCTAATAATTTTAAACTTCATTACTTAACTCCATTTCCAAACTTAGCCCACACTCTTTCATGCAAGAAGTAGCCAAGTGATTCCCAGGCAATATAGAGAAGAGCACCAAGACTTGCATACTCCCACTCTCCTGTAAATAGATAAATGACACCTGCTACACCAATCAGATGGAAGGTTTCCCAACTAAGTGTCTTAAGCAAAGTTCTTTTTGTTGACTCCATTATTTAACTCCCTTTAATCTGCGGAAAGTCTCTTCGTCAACAATTCCCGTTGGCTTGATCTTTTCTTTTGTTTGGAAAGCCTTAACAGCCTTTTCAGTTCCTGGACCAAACTCACCGTCTGCATTAATTTTAAGTAGAGACTGAACATTTTTAACAGCCTGACCCTTTGAACCCTTTTTAATTGCCTTAAATAGTTTAACTGGTGGAACTTCAACACCTTGTGATTTTGCAACTTCAGCAAGTGCTACCTTCTTTTCTTCTAATGACTTTACCTCTGTTACAGGTGCATCGGGGTAGTCAACTACTCCATACCCTGCAATAAATACTGGAAGGTTCTTTTTATTTGGACCATATGCACGAAGTTTCTTTGCACATTCTCCACCATTTGACTGGCTACCCTTCTTGCCATCAGCAGAAGTATTTCCTTCAATACACCAAGCAGTACCGTCTCCGTTATCCTTTAAAATCCAACCAACATGGTCAATGTCACGACCACCAGGGAAGTCAAAGTAAACAACCCAACCTGCTTGAGGCTTGTTTCCCTTTACAGGAACCCACTTGCCAGCCTTCTTAAATGCTGCTACACCTGCTGGTGTATAAACAGTATTCGGGACCTTAACACCAGCCTGATTTGCTGACCAGTTTACGAATGATCCACACCATGGCAAGAAGTTTGCCTTTGTATATGCTCCGTACTTTGTTTCGTTGTCCTTTGGACCTTCTACGGTTCCAACTTCCTTCTGAATGATCTCTAGAAGAAGTTCTCTTGTTCCTTTTGCTGCCATGTTTTGGCCTCCTTTAGTTCTACTCAATTATAGCATAGGCGATAAACCATGTCAAGTATATAGTTTTGCTGTATACTATATATATGATAATTGAAAATCCAGATCCCAATATTTTTGTAATCAAAAACTTTATACATGCAGATCAAGCAACTGACCTTGTAAATTTAGCAAAGACTGCAAGTGCTGAGGAGTGGGCTAACTATAACTATACAGATAGAGATGAGCACAACGAATGGGAAGATCGCATCTTGCTTTTAAATAATTGCTCTGGCTTTGATGAAGAAAAAAGACAAGCCGTATCTACCCTTTTTGACAAGATAAAAAAAGAGATTAATTCTATACTTAACAAAGATATATATGAATACACTGGATTTAACACAATCTACCGCTCAGTAGTAGGGCAAGCAATGAAAACTCATAGCGACTCTGGCCTTGGTCCAAAGTTTAAGTATGGAGTTGTTTTATACCTAAATGATGATTATCTAGGTGGCGAAATATTTTACCCAAACATTGGGCTAGAGTTTAAACCAGAGGCATACAGTTTGGTTTTGCACCCAGCACACGAAGCATATAGGCATGGAGTAAAAGAAGTATCGTCTGGTACAAGATACTCTATGACAAGTTTTATAAAATTAAAGTAGGCAGTTTTTAGTCATGCCTAGGACTTTTTATATGGCTAGTTTGATCCAAGAGGCAAAACTCTTGCTGGTTCCCAAACAAGGAGATTTGTTTTAGGATCCTTGTAATCAAGGAACTTGACAGAAGTCTTTGACAGCCCTGCTACATAATCACCAAAGTTGGTGTATGCATTCTTGCCAACATATGTAGATGCTGTAACAACATTTGCTCCTGATGAACCAGATAGTGTAGTTGGTGAACCGTTGTACTTTGTAATATTAATGCTACCAATAGCAACAACATCTAGTCCAGGCCCACGATTAGTTGCAGTCTCACCCAACTTGTCTGCGCCATCGGTCTGAGATGACAATGCCCCGACACCGATTACGCCAGGAATACATGCTGGAAATCCTACAATAGTTTTAGATCCATTATTTCCTGTTGCTGCAAATGTTGGGATATTTTGAGAACCTAAAAATGCAACAGACTGAGTGGTAGAAGTATCTGTACACTTAGATGAAAGTGAAACTACTTTAGTAGTAGAGTTGGCAACATCTAGAGTAGTGTTTACTCCAGAAAGACTAATAGATACAGCATCAATGCTATGCTTTTGAGCGTTCTTTGAAACCCAATCAATTGCAGAAATAAGTGAGTTATTAAAGATAGAACTGTTTCCAGTAGATGTTACATCTGCAACTCGTACAAAAACAATCTTAACATTTGGATTAACTGCAAGTGCAGCCTTTACCATACTATCTCCGTGATAGGTAACACTGTTTAGGGATAGTGGGAATGCAGACTTGGCTGCTCCCTTGCCTTCCATAAATGTTTGCCCATTAGAGCAACCTGTAGACTTTGAAGTAGTAAAGCATGCCTCATATACTACAGATGGTACAAGATCAGAATTAATAGCAGTATCAATAATTGCTAGAACCTTCTGATCTTCTGCCTGTGCTGGACTTACCACTGAAAATGCAAGTGTTGATGCCAATACTGCTAGAATTACTTTCTTCATTTTATTCCTTTTCTATTACGAAATCATCAGTCTTACGACATGACAACATGGGTCGCCACCTTGGTCCCACTCTTCAATCTCTTCTTCACTCATAAACTGGTATCCACCATCATGCGTATCGCAATATGGTTCTGTGATCCATCCTCGCTCAACGCCATTGAGTAGCCAGATACCAAACTCTTGTTCTTCTATAGATAACTCTTCGTTCATATTATAAGTATACCCTTTCAGATATTGCTTGTCAAGTCTACTTACCGTTCCATTTTGCTAATTCATCTTGCAAAAGATCAAGCCCCATTGGACCAAGTTTAAGCGCATAGTTGTGAAATTTCTTAAGGTCAAACTTATCGCCAAGGCGCTTCTTTGCATCTTCACGAGCATCAAGCCAAACCTTCTCGCCAATCTTATATGTGATTGCCTGGCCTGCCCAAGATAGGTAGCGCTTTACTTCACTAACAGCATAATCATGATTAAGAAGAGCAAACTCTTCCATAAATTTAACGGCATTATCAAAGTTCCAAACATCACCATCATATGGATCAGTATATTCTAGATGTAGTCCAATGTCTACTACCAGTCTTGCTGCTCTCATTGCTTGGCACATTAAGTACCCCATTTTATATCCAGGGTCTTCAAAGTATCCAAGTTCATCCATTAGGCGTTCTGAATATAATGCCCATCCTTCACCGTACCCTGAATTCCATGCGTGTTCACGCTGGTAACGAGTAAGTGTTTCCTTATTTAAAATAGAATAAGCAATCTGCATATGGTGTCCAGGAACTGATTCATGGAACCATGTAGAATAGTTCTCCCATGTTGTGAATCGTGTGCGACCCAGAGTTGGATACACAGTTTTTCCTGGGCGTGTCATATCATCTGAAGGTGATTTATAATATGGCGACTCATCAATTGTATCGTCATCTAGTTCTACATCACATTGCTTCATTGCAACTGGGATTGTAAACACTTTACCGCCTAGTTCTTTAACGGCTTGTTTTGTTACACCCTCAAGAAATGATTTAAAGTTATCTCGTCCATCAATGTAGTACTTAGGGTTGTTGTTTAGGTAGTCACGAACTTCAGTTAAACTATTAAACTCCCCCCATTGCTTTGATAGTTGCCACATATCTACATTAATACGGTTAAGTTCGTCAATGCCCCACTGATAAAGTCTTAATGGGTCAATATCAAGTCCTGAATAATCTTTTACATTCTTAACATATCTTTCTTTGCCAACAGCAGGACTGTCTTTTGCCATTGGCATGTACTTTACCTCCAGCCATGCTGAAAGTTGTTCACAAGAAGCATCTGCAACTCTTGCAGCCTTTATCAATCGTTTATCTGTTGCATCTATTTTCTTTGCAAACTCTTGAAATGATCCAGATGAATAATTATCTAGTATCTCTACTAAAAATCTCACACGATCTTTTGCATTAACAACATTAAGTCTTGCAACATCGTTTAGTGCAGTAGTCCACTCAGCAAAGGCTGAAGGAATCTTTTCCATTCTTTTGATAATGTCAAGAACATCCCTTCTTGTTTTGCGTGGCATTACATCAAATACTTCAAAGATAGCCTGTGGCTCAGAATAAACAGACCCAAAGTCTGCATATGGGTAAAAGTCTTCTGCATCATCTATATAAGACTGAATGTCTCTAAGGATAATCTTTTTGGCTAACTCATCATGTGAATCTATGCACTTTGCCTCAGATATTTTCTTGTGATATGATTTTGCTATACGGATAAATGGATCTACCTTGTGAAAACTATAGTCGTTCCAATGAATATTTTGGTCAGTTAGATTGGCATAGGTAGATGCGATTGCGTCATACTCTAATGTTTTATTGAAATACTCATCACATAGTTTAAACACTAGTGAGCGTGACTTAGCCATGTTAATCCCATCGAGTAGTATGCTGAATCCCCCTCTAAGATGGGGTATATCTAGTATACCATCACTTAAGGGGGGAGTCAAATACCCTCAAATATGAGTAATTATGCTGTTTTTGATTTTGCTCTGCGTGTTTCTACTGCTGCATCTTGTACAGTTATTGCATTTTTGTCTGTTGTAGAAAATGCTGCATTAATCTCATCTCTTGTAAGTTTTCCGTCATCCATAAATGCACGAGACAACTTCTCAACAACTACTGCAACTGCGCTAAGTCCAGCAACTGCCATTGCTTTTGCTACAGGAACTCCTGCGACTGCTCCTGCACCAATAACTGCTAGTGCGTTTGCTGCGAAGGTAGCAACAATACGCATAAGGATATTCCAAATATTTGTTATGCTATTCATATTTAGTCCTCCTCTCTATTTCTAATTGGATAACTTAATATCCAAGTTAGACATGTAATAATAATTCCATAACCAACAACTGTTTTAGCACTACCGTCTAAAACCACCCAGGCGATAAACATGCCTAGGAGTGTCCATTGTTGATCAAATAGGTCTTTTAATAGTTTTACCATCTTTCATTCCTCCTTGAACCGCCTGAATTTGTTCCACCACTTGGTCCAGATGAACCACCACCTGTTGGTGCTGATCCACCAGTTGCTGCACCTACAGCATTAAGTGCTGCACCTGCTGCTACTACTGTTGCTACAACCATATCGGTTGCCTCTTCTCTTTCTTCTGGAGTCATATCCGCTCCAATACTTCCAAGTGCTGCGATTGCTGCTCCTGGATCTGTAAATAATTCTTCAACTAATGCTGCTGGATCTGAAACCAACTCAACCTGTGCAGCAACTTCTGCTGTAATAATTAATGCGTTTCCATTTTCATCTGTTCTAACCTCAACTGGAGTTGATGGTGGAAGATCTGAATACGATATTCCAGATGCTTTAATTTCTGCTGCTGATATAGATTCTCCTGGTTGTAAGTTTGCTACTAGATTTTCTACTACTGCTTTTTTTTGTGCTTCAGTTAACTTGCCATCTTCAGCAGCCTTCTTTAAGGCTTCTTCTTCTGCCTTGGCTTTTGCTGCCTCTTCTGCTTTCTTTGCTTCTAATGCTTTTGCTTCCTCTTCTGCCTTTGCCTTGGCATCTGCCTCAGCCTTTGCCTTTGCTTCTTCCTCTGCTAATCTTTCTGCCTCTGCTTTAGCCTGTGCCTCTGCCTCCGCTAATGCTTTTGCTTCTGCTTCTGCCTTTGCTTTTGCTTCTTCCTCAGCCTTTTTAGCAGCCTCTTCAGCAGCAATCCGCTCTGCTTCTAATCTTTTTGCTTCTTCTTCAGCAGCAATTCTTTCTGCCTCTAGTCTTGCAGCCTCTTCTGCTGCTGCCTTGGCTTCTGCTTCTGCTTTAATTCTTGCTTGTTCTGCAGCAATCCTTGCCTGCTCTGCTTCATATGCTTGCTGTGCAGCAACCCTTGCAGCCTCTGCTGCTATCGCTGCCTGTCTAGCAATCTCTGCTTGTCTTGCTTCTTCTGCAATTCTTGCTCTCTCTGCTTCTTCTGCAGCAAGTGTTGAAACAACTAGATTTTGTGCTGCTGTTACATTATTATTCATTACTGTAACTGCAACATCTACTGCAATTAATGCAGACACCAAATTATTTTCTGCAGTTGTTAAATTAGTTTGGGCTTCTACTAAATCTTCTTGTGATACTTCAAGATCGGTTTCTAGTACGGCAAGGGTTTCTTGTGCAATCTCTAAATCTGTTTGTGCTGTGTTTAGCGCAGCAACCTGCTCTGGACTTGCAGAGGTTGTAGAAAACTCTGCTGCTGGTATTAATTCCCAACCATTGCCAGTGTATCTGTACAGAGCAACATTTGCACCTCCGCCATTTTCGTAATACCACATTTCAAATATTTTAGATACGCCAGCAGTAGTCATTACATCAGCAGTAGATCCTCCACCACCTTTGTCATACCAATCATTAATTACTAATTCTCCATCAAGGTAGAGTCGTACTCCGTCATCTGCTGGTGCATAAACATATTGTGTTCCTGTATATTGTGGTGTCCATAGGCCCTCCCACTTTACCTGAAAATCTTCAGGGTATGTATTAGCAGGACCAGACCCACCCCATTGCTCATTAATGCCATTAGTATCAGTAGTTACAGAAACAACAGTTCCAGCACCCTGTGGAGGAGCATTGTTGTATCCACGATCCTGATATACAGTCATGGTCAAACCAGGAGTTGTATTAGCATTAACTACTGCAGTTGCAGAATCAACAATGTCTAATTTAATTTCAACTGTTGCTGTTTGTGAATCTACTGCTATTTGGGCAATTTGTACATTTTCTTGGGCATCCTGAACTAGCACCGTTGCACCATCTACCTGAGACAAAGCCACAGTAGCACTATCTACTACTGCTTGAGCCTGTATGATAGAGTCCTGAGCCTGTGTGATAGTGGCTGTAATGGTCTCTGTAGGGCTTGTAATGGCTTCTGCCTGGGTCTCTATCTGTGCCGTGGTTGTTTCAGCCTGAGTTATAGCAGTCTGTGCTGACTCAATGATGGCTGTGGGCGTTAAACTTGTTGCTGTAGATGTATCTGATGGTGGTGTTTGGACAGTAGTGATCTCTTCAGCATGTGCTGTATCCTGTGGAAATAGCAATAGCCATAGGGCTAAAAGTGCTGTTATAAATGCTGATCTTAGTATTAATCTTTTTATTTCCCTTCACCCCTTAGTTAGACGGATGTCTAATAGAATGATTATACCATTTTATTAAACAAAAAAGAGGGCTAGCACTTGGCTAACCCCCTTAGTTGTTGGATTAAGTTACTTCTTAAGAGCAACCTTTGCCTTTGGATTCTTAGCATTCCACTTCTTAGCAAGAGCATTGTACTCTGCCTTGTATGCTGCTGTTGCAACATCTGCTGCTGCCTTTGCAGTTACACTTGCTGCATCTGCTGCAGTCTTAGTAGCAGCATGTGCTGCCTTCTCTGCTGCTAGCGCTGCTGCTGCTGTAGCAAGATCTGCCTTAGCCTGTGCAAGTTGTGCATTAAGTGATGCAAGAGCATCTGCTGGATTTGTAACAGAAGCAAACTTTGTAACAGTCTTAACTGCTGGAGCAAAACCTGCAACATCTGTTGCTGTAATTGCTACTGAAAGTGCTGCTGTTCCAGCAACTGCTGGTGCTGTTAGGTCAAATACAAATGTACCTGTTGCTGTATCAGATACAGAAACTGATCCAAGTGTTGCATTGATTGCTGATACTGTTGGAGTAGTTGTAACAACTGGGTTTCCAAAAATATCTGTTGTCTTAGCGTAAACCTTTGAAACTGTTGAGATTGCTGCAGTATCTGCACCTACAACTGAAAGGTTGTATGCTGCTCCTGCTGAACCCTTAACATAGTAAGTTGTTGTGTTTCCACCAACTGTTACTACAATTGTTCCTGGATTTACTGTCTTTGTAAACACATAGAAGTCAGCAGTTGTGCCTGTTCCTGTGCTAATTGAAAGTGTTGAAGTTCCTGCTGATGCAGTAACTGGTGCTGACACTGTTGCAAGTGCTGGCACGATTGATGCGTTGGTCGCTGATGCAGTGACTACTGTTCCTGTATCAAGACCTGTAATAGCAATCTTCAGTGCGTCTGCAGAGTCAACTGAGTTGTCTGCTGGAACTGGAAGAACTGTTGGGTTTGATGCAACTGTACCTGTTGATACAGACGATCCACCTACAGAGAGAGCAGTTGATGCTGCCTGTGCAGGAAGAATTGCAAGAACTGAGCCAGTCAAGGCTGCAGCGATGACAACGGCGGATTTCTTAAATGAATTCATTGTATTCCTTTTCTTGTTTATATTAGGTTGAATCTATCCAGATAATCTCTGACATCATCTGGCATAGGTTTATATTGTATCACATTTGAAACAGGGGTGTCAACTTTAGGCCTATCGCTAAATGTATGAATCTCTATTTCAGTATTGTTATCTTTTGGAGTATGAGATATAGCCCCAAAGATTGCACCACACACGGCATCTGCTAAGTCCTTAGAAGATTTTCTTGGGTGGTCAACTCTATTATTTTTCATAATCTTTAGTTCTGTGAGTTCCTCAAACAAAAGATCAATTGCTGGCATTGCAAGTCTTTCCTCATATACAAGCATTGCCATATCTTCATAATGCTTTTTAGCAACAGAAACAGTATCAGTTCTCATTCCTACCTGCTTCAACTCATTCTGGATGTCGAATGACTGCCAACGGTCAAATGAAACCATGCCAATATTGAATCCCTGTCTACGCAAGTTTTGAATCCATTGCTTTACTTCAGATAGGTTTACTGGACCCTCTACCTTTGGCTCCCACCAAGCAACGGCATCTACAACAACTACTGGAGCAACCTGTTGATAGTCTTTGATTACCTGAATGTTTACCCACTTATCAACATGCGCTATTGCTACCGCACACTTGTCATGCCTTTGTGCAAGGTCAGCGTGGACATAATAAACTTTTTCTGGGTCAGGCTTAAATGTTTCATCAAATCTTCTATGCTGATCTAAAGGGTTTCTTAATGTCATACATGATCTAACCTTATCAATCTGCTTAAAGAATGCATCCGATGAGTATGTTGGAACACATGCAAAGCGTTGCATAGCATCTCCAAGATCTGTATAAAATGCTAACTTAAAATCATCAATCTTTCTTGTAGGGTTTACAACCCATGTTGGTCTCTTTAACGCAAAAACTCCTGGATATTTGTATGAAACAATTGTGTCTTCATCCCAGTTAATTTCTAAAGAGTTTCCATCTGCATCTTCTGGAAGATCTGGGTTCATAATAAATTTATGAGTGTAGTTGATAACTTCTTTCTCAGCAATAACATCATCATATCTTTGTGAGATAAAGTCTCCAGGGTAACGGGGGAATGAGAGTAGTGCTACCTTACCAAGATCTGGGAAACGAGAGTCTACAGATGCACGGAAGGCTTTATAGATATTATCAGCAGTCTTTCCCTGCTCATTACCTGTTCCAACTTCCTGAGCAAAACCAGAAATCTCATCAAGCACTGCAAGAATAAGGTTCAAACCCTCATGTGATTCACGCTCTGAGTGACCAGAATAAACTGTAATAGAATCATTAAACTCAATGGATTCTGCCTTAGCATTATACTTGCCAGCAAACCAAGGGGACTTTTCAATCTTTGTTTTAAATCCTTTAAAGAAAACATTCTTAGCCTGCTGTGCGTTAATAGCCACATTGATAATATCTATGGCATCCCCACTGGGTTTACCGAAATATCTTGCTGGGTCCTTAAGGCATAATAACTTATACACGATGTAAGCACAAGCAACAGTAGAAGTAAAATCTTTTCCAGAACCCTTACCCAATTGGAGGATAACTTCATTCTTAGTGTACTTCTTATAATATCTTGTTCCCTCAACTTCCCCTAAAATTTCTATAACATCTTCTAATTTATAGATCTGACTCATAGCCTCAACAATGTCATACTGAATATCTGATAGCGGTGGCTGACCAAGATAGCCTTCTCCTTCAACAAATGTCTTAGCATCTACTGGCATTTCCTTAAAGTTATTATCTTTAAGTACTTCCAGAAAGTCATCAAACATCAGCAATCACCGTAATAACTTCATTGTCTTTTGATATGTCAGATAGTCTACGCATAATTAGATCACGAACTTCTGGATGGGAAGATGCAATGTCTCTCAGAATTCCAACAAGAACCTCTTGTCTTTTTTCTATCTCAACCATTTCATCTGCTAATTCTTTGTTCTCAAGTAGGCCAGCCTTTTGTAGCATGTCAATTCTTTTTGACTCAATGTCCATAACTAGTTTAATTGCAGCAGTCTTTGCACTAAGATTATTAGTCATGGAGGCTTCATCAATTACCTCATATGATTTTGAAATTAGTTTGCTGTAGTGTGCATCAGCGCCTGACAGTGCTTCTTTTGCACGAGCACGAATCATTGCATTATTTGATGCGCTTACCTTCCACTCATCGATATAGGCAACAACTCTTTGTCTTGGAATAGTTAACTGCTTTGAAATCTGTGTTGGATCATTACCCTTTAGGTATTCTTCTACCACTTGATTTACTTGATCAAGGTGCTTAATCATATCTTCTTCAGTTGACATACTTACCCTCCAATCTATTAATCTCATCCTTAATATAAAAGATAGCCTTTTCAAGATCTTGGATAGTTTTGGACTCATCCTTAAGTCCTGCTCTCCAAAGGTACTTAAAAGCGTTACCAATGTTAAAGTTGCGGTGTCTTGTAATTTGGATGCACTCAACTCCAGAAGGATCAGAGGTATAGTGTTGTGGGTGGTTAACCTGGTCAACCGTAATGTTCAAATTATCACTCATCGTTTACTCTTTCTTAGTCCAAACTTTGCAAGATAAACATAGATTGTTTCTACGCTTGCCCCACACTCCTTAGCAATTTCTTGTGGTGTTTTCTTGTCCATTAGAAACCGCTTACGAAGCCATGTCTCACTTGTATACAGTTTAGCAGCCATAGTATTATTTGTCAACTCCAACTGCTTTACCCCAGTTTTTTACAGCCCAATGACCAATACCACAGGCATCTGCAACATCATTATCAGTGATAGTTTTATCGTACTGGATGTTGATAAAATTAATGGTTCTTTGTTTGCGGAGTTCTCTCTCATAACTCTTAAGCCAAGATTCAGACTTTCCAGGATTCTGAGACTTAATATATAGTTTTTCATCTTTAGATATTTTCTTATTGCCAATAAAGTTTTGCCAAGTAATAGGTGCAACCTTGCCAATAGTTCTAATGCCTGATTGACCTGCTGCGCCCAGCAATGCTCCCTGTACTAATGCTAGATCAGCAGCGGTCTTAGGACTATTCATAAATACTGTATGCTCAATAACTATTGCATCAACATTGACTATGTGCTGAAACAAACCAATTGACTTTCTTCCAGCATCTATAACTTTTTCATAGATATCCTTACCCTCAAAGTTAATCTTTCCAACTTCTTTGAGGTAGCCTCCATGGAATGTTGCATATGCAAGACTGTTAGTGCTAGCATCAATTGCACAAATTCTCTCTGGCTGTAACTCTATGCCCCACTTATTCTTTACCATTTATCATTCCTTTTATCTGCTTTAAGGTTTTCTTGACATCTGACGGATTAATTACACATGCTTCACACAAAGATTCATCGTTATAGATAGAAAGGTTGTTGCCACAAGATTTACATTTGCGCTCTTTACCCTTTCTTTTTTGACGACGAATATGAACATATCGCATAGCAATCTTTTCTTTTGTCGCTGCATCACGGCATTCGGCAGAACAGTAAATTTGATAACTTACTGATGTCTCAAATTGTTTATCGCACCAACTACAATGTTTCATCTTTCAGTGGCTCCAGAGAATTTATTTTAATGTCTCCTGCATCTGCTGATGCACAAGCCTTTTGAATTGGACATGTCTTACAGATCTTTGAATTAGATCTATAGTTTTTCTTAGGGATGGTTCTATCTGTCCATGCCTTGCGAACTTCACGCATCCAATCAAATGCCTGGTCTACCCACCGACGGTAATGATCGTTTACTTCTACTGGGAGAACTAGCAATTCATGATTATTTTTATTTTCATAAATTAGAACTCCCTTTGCCTTCTTAAGAATCTTCATATAGATAAGCAACTGAATGAGGTGACCAGTTTTTGGCTTCATCGATGCTTTACGATATTCAAACCCTTCATTAAGCATTGTCTTAATTTCACCAAGAAGTTCTTCGCCTTCCCAGTTTAGCATTACATCACCATAACCAAAGATTGGAGGATCTGGATATGTAATCTTAAATTCTGAGTCAACCAGGAATCCTGGAATATTACTCATAGCCTCTTGAATTCTTTCATGAGACTTAGTTCCTGCAGTCATATTTGCTGCGCCATATGCATCTGCATTATCTTCAAACACCTGTCCATCAAATGCTAGATACCAGTATCTTGGACACTCACCATGAGAGTAAGCAATTGTAGATGGTGCAAAGGTTTTCTTTTGAGTATGCTTGTCAACTCTATTAATTGTATAACCAGAGTTAATCTTCTCAATTAAGGCATCTGTATCAAGGAAGGACTCCTTCTTTGGTTCCCGCTTTAACATAACCTGCTGTAATAAACTTTTTGTCATTTGTTTCTCGTTTCTATTAGTATAAGTATAGCAGATTATCGTGTGATGTACTTTAAAGCGGACACAAGATTATTTATAGCCTCTGCTGAAGTAAAATAAAGATTCTTCTTTGCCCTGTCAGACTTATCAACATTTGCCATCCAGGTAGCCTTTAAAGACATTTTTGCTGCGATTGCCTGAAGCCTTACAATCTCTATAGTTGCTACCTGTGTAGGAATATCTGGCTTAATGATCAACTTAGCAATAAAGGATAAAGCCTGAGTTAACTCCTCATCCTCCATAAAGTCTGCAATATCGGCAAGACCATTTACCATCTCTAGTGTTGTCTGTTGTTCTGTCATGAGTTCTCCTCTGTTAACTGTTCTAGCATCTCTACTTCAATTACTGCAAGTCTAACCTTGGCATTACCCTCGCCAAGAACAAGAAATATTGCTGGATCGTTTCCATTACGAATAGCATCGGTAACAGCCTTAGCCCATATCTCCTTGTTGATAGTTATACCCTTGGGATACTCTTTGAAATCAACGGTGAAGTTTCTCCAAGTAGCATCTCCCTTATGGGTATTGCGTCCAGAATTCTTGTGCTGTTTGGCACCAATTCTCCTAGACTCACTCTTCTCGCTCATAATCCCTTTTCTTTTTCTTTAATAGCACCCTGCTTAAGTGTTTGTCTTTACACATCCAGGTCATTTCGTATGTGTCTGGATATAGTCTAAGAGTTGACACTTCTGTTTTACATGTGTGACAAAGAAACTGGCCCTTATAAACAGTATAACTAGCCATTAAGTTTCTTTCTTAAGTCTTCTTGAAGACCTAGGTCTTCCTTAACACGGTTAATAAAACCTTCTCTACCCTGTACCTTTGTGCCATCTTCTAGTTGATACCAAGCACCTGTACGATTTACAAGACCTGCTAACTCAGCCGTGTCCACCAAATCGCCAATACTATCAATGCCGACATCATCGCCACGAAAATAAAAGTCATACTCTCCAGATTGGAAACCAGGAGATGTTTTAGAGAACTGAAGTTCCCAGCGTACCTTGCGACCAATTTTTTCTTCAATGAGTTTATCCCCAACATGAATCTTTCCCTTAATTGCCTGATTGTCTGATTCTGATGAAAACAGTTTAATAACTGTTGATGAATAGAACTTTGTAGCCTGACCACCAGTTGGCTGTTGGCTAGTATACATAGCGCTAATATTATTTCTTGATTGAGAAATTAATACAAACAATGTAGGCTTAACTTTATTGTTAGCATAATTAATCATCTTCCATGCATTACTAAAGTCACGAGACTCTGCACCAATCTGCTTAGTGTTTTCTAGTTGCTTAAGTTCATCTGAATCTTTTTCAAAGTAAATTGCTGGAAGAAGTGATGTTATTGAGTCAACCACGATCATATCGACGCCTGCTTGCATTAGGCTTGTACCAATATCTACCATCTCATTGATAGTACGACATTGAGATACGATTAACTTTGATGTGTCTACCCCAAGTTTTTCTGCCCAAGCCTTATCATAGGACATTTCTGCATCAATCCATGCACAAACCTTTCCCTCTTTCTGTGCCAAACCAATCATTTGGAGGCATAGAGAGGACTTTGCAGAGGACTTTGAACCCCAGATGAGGACTTGTCTACCATATGGAAGTCCACCGTTTAGGGCACGGTTTAAGCCAACGCTTGGTGTTGCTGCATATTCAGTTGGTGGAATTGAGTCTCCAACCAAAATGGTTTTACGCAACTTAGGATTAAGTTGTGCTAATACTTCTTCAACTGTTAGTGTCATTAAAATCTTACTCCATGCTTCTCTGGTCTAGTCTTGTTGAACTCTACCTTTTCACTCAATGCGTGATCTAGAGACAATCTGGTATATCCTGCCTCAACAACTCCAGCATAAAGATCTAGAGTGCGAATAATGATATCTGCAAACTCTGCTGTAATCTCTTCTTCACCCTTATCTTTACGAATTGCTTCCATAGCCTCAACAACTTCTGACACAATCATCATTAACTGTTTTGCTATAAAAATATCGTCTACATCCTCTGGCTCAGGCCAGAAACCTTTTATTACTGCATTCTTGTGCAACTCAGTTGCCATATCATCAAGCATTTACATCCTCCAATATAACTGTTCCATCTTTAGTTTTTCCAAAACTAAACTTATATGTATTACCTTCTTCAATTTTCATGTATGCCTTAGCAAATGCTGTAGGGAATACAGTTACAGAGTGAAGTTCTCTAGAAGCATCTGCTAGTGTTAGAGATGCCATCTTTTTACCAGCCTTAGTAACTCTTGGCTTAAACGAAACTACAAACATATCGTCATCCTTATATGGCAACATCTTGTAATTTAAAAACTTAATGAGTGCACTATCCGAACCCTTTACTTGATCGACAGGGACAGCAGAAAGAACCCTATTATCATTAGCAAGAATGATATACGATATGCCTGCTTCAATAGTGGTGTTTTCATCATCAAAGATACCTACGCTTCCTGTTTTATCTAATAGTTCTATTCTTGACCAGCCCTTTGCTCTCTTAATGCCCTTCACCATGCCCATAAGGATAAATGAGCCCTTCTCCTCATAGTCTTCTGAAGGAGTTATGAATGCATGATAGTGAGACGGTACAGAGATGTTAAACTCTGGTAGGTTTAAATACTCATACAGGTTTTCTTTAATCTCTGCATCATTTCTAGGATTATCCTGGAATGTTGCTGCTCCGATAACTCTTAATGCTTGAAGAGCCCTAGAATTAACCCCGTTACCCTTTGTAAAGGTAAACTCTTCAAGTTCTTTGTAGGATAAGAACGGGCGAGATGCAATATATCTTTCTGCAATTTTATCAGAGATGAACTTAATTCCTGATAACCCAAACCGAATACCTTTGCCTTCAATTTTAAAATCAATATCCGAATCGTTAATATGTGGCAATTTAATCGAAATGCCCATACGCTTCGCCTCAATGAGATATTCAGTTCTTGCATCTTTATCCTTTTCATTCTTTAGTAGGGAGTACATAAACTCAAGTGGGTAGTGATACTTTAGCCACGCCGTCCAATATGAGAGCGTAGAGTAAGCAACCGCATGAGACTTGTTGAACGAGTATCCTGCGTGTGCTTCGAAGTCGTGCCATAGATCCAAGGCATCATTAGGACTAATATACTGAGAAGCACCTTTAATAAACTGGTCCTTGAATACATCAAATTCCTTAGCATCCTTCTTCTTACCAATGATCTTTCTAACTTTATCTGCTTCCGACATGGACATACCGCCAAGTTGTACGCATGCTTGCATAACTTGTTCCTGGTAAAGAATACAGCCATAAGTTTCCTCCGTAAATGACTTAATTACTTGGTGCTTGTAATTAGGATTTTGACGGCCATGCTTAATTGCAATATAGTCTTTACCGATTGTATTCATCGCACCTGGACGAACAAGTGCATTTGATGCTGCAAGTTCTGCCAAATTCTTAACACCCATCTTAACTAGAAGGTTCGTGTATGGTGTTGCTTCACACTGGAACACACCTTTTGTATATCCATCAGATAGCATCTGATAAACATTTGCATCGTCCATATTGATTTTAAGAAGGTCAATCTTTTTACCGTCTCTTTCTTCAATAATGTCAAGCGTGTCCTTGAGAACAGAAAGTGTTTTTAGTCCCAAGGCGTCAATCTTGATTAGACCAATCCGTTCTGCCTCTTCCATATCCACAGCAACAACAGGAATACGCTCATCGCTACCAGTAGAAGATCTTGTTTCCATTGGTGCAAATCTGAAGATTGGGTCTTTACTAGTGACAACACCAGCAGCGTGAATACCAGTGCCTCTAATACGGCCACGAAGTTGTTCACCATAAATTTCTACCTCTGGATATTTCTCACGGAACTCTCTTGTTGATTTAGAAGTACAGAAGTCGTCCCATGTATCTACCAACTTCAATACCTTGTTTACATCTGGTAAAGGAATGTTTAATACTCGTGCAACATCTCGTACAACACCTTTATCTTTAAATGAAAGGAATGTAGCAATAGATGCAACATGTCGGTATTGTCTAACTAGATAATCTTTTACTTCTTCACGACGAGAGTCTTGAATATCTGTATCAATATCTGGGAAGTCGTTACGCTCTGGATTAATAAAGCGGAAGAACAAAAGTCCATGCTTGATTGGATCAATGTCTGTGATTCCAAGCGCATAACATAGAAGTGAACCTGCAGCAGATCCTCGACCAGGACCCACCATGATTCCTTCCTTCTTTGCCCATGTAATCATGTTACGAACAACAAGAAAGTATGGACCAAACTTCTTGTCCTTAATAACCTTCAACTCTTCATCAAGTCTGTCAAAGTACTCCTGTGTATCTACACCACGCAACTTGAGTCCCTCTAGTGCAAGTTCTTTTAACTCTTTGTCTGGATGCTTATATTGTACGGGAAGTAAATCTAGCCCCTCTTGAATGCCATAATCTTCTACCTTGTTAGCAATACTTAGAGTATTAGCATAGATGTCTGCTCTATCAATACCCTGGGCTTCCATGGCTGCTTTCATTTCTTCATAAGAAAGAAGGTGAATATCAAACTCATTAAATGTAATCTGACGATCATGACCATAAAGATAGTCAAGTCGCTCCATCATGTTTGTGTATTTCTTTGACTTCTCAAATGTGTGCTCTTTGTCAATTTTGACATGTGTATTGAGAAGAAGTTTAAATTCTTGAATTTCTTTTTGATCAACAGAACTGTGGTGACAGTCAGGTGTGACAACAACCTGTACCCCAAACTCGTCCGCTAGATTAATGAGTTGCTTGTTGATTTCTGCCTCATTGTGTGGCATTACTTCAATGTAGTAGTCATCATTAAATACACGCTTAAACCATTCGATGTGCTTTTTAGCAACAGCAAACTCTTCATTTTCCAGTGCCTTGACAAGTACGCTACTTGGGCATGCAGATGTAACAATAATACCTTCTGAATACTTTTCTAGGATCTCAAAGTCAAATCGTGGCTTCTTGAAGTATCCCTCTGTCCACGCAATCTCGTTAATCTTATTAAGATTTTCCAAACCAATTTGGTTCTTGGCGAGAAGGACTATATGGTTATAGACTAAATCTAGATCTCCGTCTCTTTCAGACTTGTCTCTAGTATCAAATCTATCAGAACACATATAGCCTTCTACACCAAGTATAGGCTTAATACCCTTCGCTTTTGCAATACGGTGCAGTTCCCTATGCCCAGATAAAGTACCGTGGTCAGTGATGGCAATTGCTGGCATCCCTAACTCAACT